TTTTCAGGCGGACTCGGCGTCGGTGATTGGCCCGCGTGTAGCGACGGAGGCCGACAAAAAGGCCCATGCGTTTGAGTATGACCGATACCTTGAAGACGCATTTAACAGTGCGCCTTTAGAGGCGTTCGATCACGACGGGGTGGATGGTCCCGGCGGTGTAGCCCAGCCTGTCAGCGACGACCAAACGGACGTTGTGGCGGTTCCTGAAACCATCCCCGCCCCTAAAAAGCGCGGGCGTCCTGCGAAAGCCTAACCAATGGCCATGAACCTTCTGAGCGACGAACAGGCGCAGCGGTTTAACGCCTACGTTTACCATGAGCCAAACACTGGGTGTTGGCTGTGGGGTGGCGGCGTAAGCAAATCCGGCTACGGCGTGTTTTGTGCGTCGGCGGCAAAAGGTGACAGGAAGCAAGATTCAGCGCACCGGATAGCATGGGCGACGGCTAACAAAACGGCTCCGGCAAAGGGAATGAGCGTCTGCCACAAGTGTGACGTAAAAACCTGCGTCAACCCCGACCATTTGTTCCTTGGGACGCCAAAAGAAAACACGGCTGATATGTTCCGCAAGGGCCGGTGGGTTCAGCCAAGCCGGAACAACCCCGCCAAAGGTGAAACGCACGGGTCTAAAACGAAGCCGCATTGCGTGTTGCGCGGCGAGGTGCACGCTGGGGCTAAACTGTCGGAGGCCGATGTGTTGGCGGTTCGGGCAAGCCACAGGACGCTTACGGATGAGGCTCTTGTTCACGGCGTAACGCCGCAAGCGATTTACCGGATTCGGAATCGCCTAACTTGGAAGCATATCTGATGGCTATGACGTTATTGCAGATCGTCCAAAGGGCCTGCCGTCTTTTGTCGATTCCAGTTCCTACGGAAGTGGTGAACTCGACTGATGCTCAGGTTCAGCAGCTTTACGCCCTAGCCAATGAAGAAGGCGACGAACTGTCGGGGACATACGATTGGCAAGTGATGCGTCGGCAACACTTGTTCAATACGGTGGCTAGCGCGGTTCAATCGAGTGCAATCCCGTCTGATCTGGACCATTTCATTGCCAACTCGTTCTTTAACAGAACGACGATGCGTTACATTTACGGGCCTATTACTCCGCAAGAGTGGCAGGCTATCCAAGCGCAGCCTCAGCTCAATCGCGTGTTTTTGGCGTTCATTGAGCGGGACGGTCAGTTTCTGGTGACGCCGACGCCCGCCGCCGGGGAGACGATTGCTTATGAGTATATCACGACAAACTGGGCCAAGTCGGCTGCTGGTTCGGCGCAATCGTCGTTCCTTGCTGATACTGACCTGACGTATCTGGATGACAAGCTGTTTCCGCTTGGCCTCCGCTGGCGTTTCTTGAAGTCTAAGGGTCTGGATTATGCGGAGGATTTCCGCACCTATCAAGGCGAGCGTAATCAGCGCATGGCCCGAGACGGCGGGAATACCGTGATTGATAGCACGGGCGGCAATTATTACGGCTGGTCAACAAACATCCAAGAGGGCGGGTTTCCCGGATGATTTTGTTCGTCACCATCGCTGACACCAAAAACCAAGAGACGCAGCGCAAAAAGATTAATGCGCTACTGTCGGCCTATGCGCCGGGCTATGGTTCGGCGTTGCCAGATGTTGCGGACAGCCCCGATGGTCGGTTGTTCTATATCGGCTCGCAAGGCTATCAGAACCGTTCGGGGTCGTGGGTGGCGCTATGATGCATCTTCCCGCATGGGAACGGTATGGCATGGACCTCGCGTCTTACAAGGGCGTGGTGGATACATGGCTGGCGTTGTCCTATGCATTGATTCAAACGGGTGTGCCAGTGATGGAGGCTCTGGCAAGGACGAAACAAGAGGCGGGAGCCGGGGCTTTTAACTGATGCGGCAACCAGCACAGCGATACGGTCGCCAGCCTTTGCGGGCAGCGTCTCAGCAGCGGGTATCTATCGGGCGCGCGGTTCCGGCTCCCGTTGGTGGGTGGGATGCACAATCTCCGCTGGCTAATATGCCGCCGGAAAACGCGGTCATTCTGGACAACTTCATTCCCCGCGCTGGCTATGTGGAATTGCGTAAAGGGTTTGTGCCTTGGCAGGAGGGGCTGCCTCTGCCGACTGAATCGTTGCTGGTTTGGCGTGGCGGGACGCAAATTCTGCCGGACGACATTTTTGCAGCGGCGGGCGGCTCGCTCTATGACGTGAGCAATCAAAACGAAGCGCCGGTTGAAGTGTTTTCCGGCGCTGGCAATGCGCGTTGGCAATGGATTAACTTTGCCAATGACGCTGGGACGTTCCTAATCGCCGCCAACGGTTCTGTTGACCCGATCTATTACGACGGCTCTGCGTTTGCCTCTACGGTCATCACCGGCACGGCAGGTGTGATTACCCTAGACCCGCGCACGTTGGTTGACGTTATGGACCACAAGGGCCGCTTGTTCTTTGTGCAAGAGAATTCTTTGCGGGTGTGGTTCCTTGAGCCGTTTGCCATTCAAGGCACGGCTAACCTTCTCGACCTCGGCCCGATTTTTGACAAGGGCGGCTCAATCCTTTGCCAAGCCACTTGGTCGCTTGATGGTGGTTCTGGTGCTGACGATTTGGCGGTGTTTGTCACGACTCAAGGGCAAGTAGCGGTGTATCAGGGCCTTGACCCCTCAGACGCCAACAACTGGGCATTGGTTGGCGTCTATGACATCGGCCTGCCGTTGTCTCGCCGGTCGCTCATTAAATACGGTTCTGATCTGGTAGTGCTGACGACTAATGGTGTCGTCCCGCTGTCGCAGGCGCTGAAACTGGACCGCGCGCAAGAGAACCTTGTGGCGCTGACGCAGAAAATCCAGAACGCATTTCAACAATCGACGACCCTTTATCGCGGTAATTTTGGCTGGGAAGGGGCGCTGTATCCAAAGGGGACGCTAGCAATCTTTAACGTCCCGACTGCCAATCTCACGCGGTCGGAGCAATATGTGCAGAACGTCCAGACAGGCGCATGGTGCCGGTTTACCGGGATTAATGCGTTCTGTTGGGCAGTAGCTAACGATCAAATGTATTTTGGCGCGGCTGATTCAGTTTGTCTTTGGGATACGGGTTACGCTGACAACACGAATGGCATCGTTGGCGACATCAAGACGGCCTTTAACTATTTCGGTTCACGCGGGAGCCTGAAGAAGTTTGAGATGCTTCAACCCGTTTTGCGGATTGGTTCGGACCTTGCTCCGGCAGTGGAGATTGTTACCGACTTTAAAGAAAAAATCCCCACGGCTGTGCCGACTACAATTACGACAACGGGGGGGCGTTGGGACACCGGGTTATGGGATGCCGCTGTGTGGTCGCCTAGCGTTCAAACCCGTGACAGTTGGACTAGCGTGACGGGCATTGGTTATTGCGGTGCGGTGCGGATGCGCGTGGCACCGACTGCGGTGCTGTATATTGATCTGGCAGAAGATGCTGACACTGTGCTGGCTTATGAGGCAGACGGCATCATTGCCGCGCGAGCAGCACGAAACAACAACGCGCCATGTGAGATTATTGCGTTCAATCTGAAATACGAAAACCAAACGGGCGGGCAGCTTTGAGGCTAGTTTCCGGCCCGTTCTCCCCGCTAGTCGCTCAATGGGTAGCGGACCAGATTGGGCATGGACTGGACTGGGGACCATGCGAGGCTATCGGGGTGGTCGATAAGCACGACAATCTCATTGGCGGCGTGGTTTTTAACCAATATCAGCCCCAATATCGCAACATTGAGGTTAGCTTTGCCGCTAGTCGGTCGGATTGGTTGACGCCTCGCCTTGTCACGGGTATCTTGCGTTATCCGTTCCAGCAACTTGGAGCGGCGAGAATCACCAGCCTGACGCCAAAGCGTTTGCGTCCTGCTCGCCAGTTTCTCTCAAAGTTTGGTTTCAAACATGAGGGGACTATCCGGCGTGGTTATGGTGACGATGATTGCATCATATCCGGTCTCCTCGAAAGCGAGTGGCGTGTCCACCGTTTCAATAAGGACCGTGTAAGTGAGCAAGCCTCGGCCCCCAGCGGCTCCTGACCCTGTTCAGCTTGCTAACGCTCAAAGCGCGGCAAACACCGCGACCGCGCGTGAGCAGCAGCGGCTAAACATGGTCAATACGTCCGGCCCGCAAGGGACCGTGCGTTATATCGCTGACCCGTCTGCGCCCGGTGGCTATCGTCAAGAGACAGCACTTAGCCCGCTTGAACAGCAGAACTACGAACGCTCGACCGGCGTTTACGGCAGCGCCCTCGACACGGCTGGCCAGCAGATTGGCCGCGTAAATGAGGCGCTTGGGCAAGGCCTGAACACCGAAGGCTTGCCGCAACTGCAAGGCTTTAACGCGCCAGATTTCGACCGCCAACGGTTTGAGGATTCGGTTTATGCCAGTCAGACCCGCCGTCTTGACCCGCAGTTCCAGCGGCTTGAAAGGTCGCAAGATGCACGTCTTGCCGCGCAGGGCCTTGGAGCGAATAGCGAGGCAACACGAAACCTTCGAGCTGATTTTGCTAGAGATAGAGCTGACGCATACGGAGAGGCTGCAAACCAAGCCATTCAAGCCGGTGGCGCGGAGCAATCTCGCGCTATTCAGCAAGCCATTGCGGGCGGGACATTCGGTAATCAGGCGCGGACGCAGGGCCTGCAAGAGCGGGCTTACGTCCAGAACCAGCCCCTTCAGCAGCTTCAAGCCCTGCTAGGAACGGGCCAAGTCGGTATGCCCCAAGGCATCCAATACAGCCCGACTG